CCAATACGGCGTGATGGTGTGCTATCATATTTGTCAACCACAATGGTTTGTGGATTTACTTGAACAAATACACCATTAGAAATTGTGATACCATCGGTACGAGTATAGTTACCAGAAATGTAGAATACACCTTGTGCAATAGAAGCTACAGATGAAAAACCTGTGGCGTCAACAGCAAGTGCTTGTGCAGCTAAGTTAGAAGCCGAATCGTAGATTACATCATCATTCTGAAATTGTTCACCAGACTTGTATGATACGATTAATGTAGGAGGATCACCAACACCACCAGTACCAGTTGGTGCAACTGTAGCAATAACACGAGCAAGAACTGATCCAGTAGCATTTCTAATTAGTTTACCGTCAAAACTGGAAACATTAATTGATGCGTTATTATATGTTGGTTGTAATTTGATATAGTAACAACCGAAGTTTGTTGTTACCTGGCCACCGGTTACTGGAGAATTCTGTTTGAAGATGTTATCTGCAAACTTAGTAATCTGGTCTTGTAAGATTGTTTGTGCTTGAGTTAATTCACGAGCCTGAACCGCAAAACCAGGCTTAAACAGGATACGATGGTAATTTTTTGACGGGTCAAAGTCATCGTAATATGGGTCAACATTAAAATTCAGCGACATTTTATTCCTTTAGTATCCTACTACAAACTTAAATTGTTCTATTCCATCAAAACTTCTCTGAACGCTTGCTCTATTTTCAATATATGTCAAATAACCAGAAAATAAAATAAAATCGGGAGTGCTTACACTCAATACCGTTCTTGCAGTCAAAGAAGAATTACCAAATATAGGAGCATTTACTGAGTAATCTCCTACTGTATTTATGAGCCTAATTACATTGGATGCTGGGTCAAAGCTTAAAACTGTTGCAGTAAATGTAGCTTCCGCAAGAGAATTTCCTTGGTAAAGAATTTCATCTTCTTCATACAAACCAAAACCTGGTGCAACTACTACATCGGTAGTGGTTTTATATATGGCACCATTGGCAGGTTGTGGATAGGTACTCAAAGCAACAGGATTAATCAATAGACCAATTTGTCTAAAGTCAATATCTGTTGGTATATTTCCACTTTCACTCGAATTAAACTCTACTGTTACCATTACATGGTTACAACCAAATTCTGATACTGGATCAAACGCATGGCCACCTACAGGAGATGCAGGAGAGATGAAGGACGCATTTGAACCTAAGCTAGAAGTCACAGACACATTCGCATAGGTGTAATCTGTTCCTGTGTTGGTTACAACGATATCGGTAATAACACCATCTTCTACAACTGCGGTACCTGCGGCACTAACACCATCACCAGTAACAACTACCGAAATGGCTGCATTTGATGGATCATATCCAGTACCACCATTCACCACATTGATTACTTCGATGTCACCATAACCAGCAGGTGTTTGAATTGGATTTGGAGTGTTCTCACCAACTGGAATAGGCATCCAGGATGAGTCCATGAATTTTGTTTTACTTCCAACATCAATGGTATACATGTATTTCCATTTGTAACCATCGGTGCCTTTGTAGATGTTATTTGTTCCGTAACTACCTGGTTGAAAAAATGGTTCATCTGTTGCTTCGGCATCATTATTATTCCACAAACACTTGAATACTTGGTCGTATTTGTTGCGAATATAAAATCTTTTCACCAAATTACCAGCACCATCTACCGCAAACATATCAACATTATCTCGATAATAGTCATATATCTCACCAGAAGTCCAGTCGATTCGTTGTGTTACTGGACTAATATTGGATGAGTTAATCAATTTAGCCACAAACATATTGCGGAATACTGATTTGATTGATTGTTGGTCTTGAGTTGGTTGTGGTGGATCTTCTTCATCAGTCCAAGGCACAACACGGGATAAGAAACAATACATTGTGCTAATTGGTATTTCTGTACCAAACAATGAAGCTACAGGCGCAAAATAAGTTTGCTCTACTTGAGAAACTTTTGCATTATATGTGAGTAAGTTTTTATTTGCCATAGTATGTATTTATTAAGCGGCCGTAATTGATACAAATGTATTTGCGTTATCACCATCAATTGAGAAGTATTTCAATCGTGCAGAACTGGTTCCTGGTATACTAACTGTTGTTGCATTGGTTGTAGAATTTAATGCAGAACAACCATGAGTGAATGTTCTTGTTAAACCACTAAAATTGGTTACCCATACTTCAACAATTTTACCAGCAATATAATTTGTAAGTGTTACTGTGCAATCAGCATTAATTTGCAATTTCTTCAATGAATCTTGTGCAAAATTAATCGTATGTGTGGTTACATTACTTGAGATTACATTAGGTGTAAGAATGAAACCTTTTTCCGGCATAACAACACCAGTGAAAGCAACAGATTCACCATTAAATGTAGCAATTTGTTGTAGTGTGTTTGAACCGATTGGGCAGTTCCAGAATTGAATCTGTGAACCACGGTTTGTTGCAGAATAGTTTTCTGTTGCAACAATATCAATACGAGCAACACCGGTTGTTGTCCAACCGGCACCAGCACCACCGTGTCCGTTACCGGAAACTCTCATCAACACATCATTATTTGCAACAGCCGTTGGTGATGCAACAGTT